GAACGGGTTGGAAAATGGTCGCTTTGCCTTGCGGGAGTAGGGCTGAGCGGCTTTTTTCGTTTTAACCAGTTTTAACGGTTTTTAACCTGTTTTTACGGAAAATGTGGGCAAAATGTGGGCAGAAATCGAGCCCGCGAAGCCCTCTGCCACAACGCGAAATCGGCCCCGTCCGGCCGCAGTCAAGCTCGTGAAGCTGTCTGCGATGCCGGGCGGGGCCGAACTATGTGTGGTTATGCGGCGCGGTCGAGGCGTTGTTTGATGGCGCTGACGCCGATGAGCGCGCCGGCGAGGATGCCGAGCGCGTTGAGCGTGGTCACTATCGCGTCCACGTGAGTCCAGCCCCATGCGGGGCCGACCGTGTTGACGAACAGGGCGAGTGCGGGCAGGACGATGAGGCCCAGCCATTTGAGGATGTCGTAGACGCGGCTGGGGATGAGCCAGTCGGGCACGTCATGGGTGACGTCGGCCGTCTCGGGCCAGTCGCTCACATCGACGCCGGGAAGCGTTTCGCCGGTGTCGGTCGTGTTTTTGCTGTCGGTCATGTTTGCTCCGATCAATAAGGGATGATGATGGGGTGATGCCGTCACCCGGTCAAGCGGGTGGCGGCATCTGTTGAGTCTCAGCGGCAGGTCACCACGTCGCCCACATAGTAGACGTTGATGTTGCCGGAGGGTACCGAACACTGGGAGACGTTGTAGCCGTGCGCGGTGGCGAAATCCCACACGGTGTCGCCCCACTGGAGGACCTTGGAGACCCCGGTGGACGGTGCGGGGGTGGCAGTAGAGCCGCCGCCGTAGGTGACGACATCGCCCACGTAGTAGCGGTTGATATCACCGGAAGGCGTGTGCCATGCGGACAGGGGCCATGCGTTGTAGGCTACGGCGAGTCCCCAGACGGTCTCGCCCCACTGCATGGTGTGGCTGATGCCACCCGTGCCGGCCGGGGGGTTGCCCGGCTGCGCGGGCGCGGGCGTTGCCGGGGCCGGCGTGGACGAGGGCGTGGAGCCTCCGGTCGGGTTGGCGTAGAGGTCCCACTGCCAGCCTTCGCCGCGGAACACGTTGAGGTCGATGGGACTCCACGTGTTGACGACACCGGTGCCGCTGTACTGTCGCATGGCCTCGCCGTATGCGCCGATCATCCACGGGTTGGCCTGGTAGCCGGTCGGGCTCATGTTGGCGTACTGGGCGATCCACAGGCCGTATCGGTTGCGGATGTCCTGCGGGATGGTACCGGCGACCGGGCCGGTGTACAGCAATGGGCGCACACCGCCGCTCAACCGTTCGCACTCCGCCATGAATCGGCGTACCCAATCCCAATCGCCCCATGCGGGGTTGTCGTCCATCTCCCAGTCGAGCGCCACGATGCCGTGACGCCAATAGTTCGACGTGTTGCGGTAGAAGAATTGGGCTTCGGCTTCCGGGTTGCCGCCCATGGCGTAATGGTAGAGGCCGAATTTCTTGCCGGATGCCTGCGCCTGGTAGATCATGCGGTTGGCGTCGGTGTTCACGCCGGACACGAGGCAGTTGTTGTTGACCTGTCCGGTGCCCCATGTGGTGCCGACCACCACGAAGTCCGCCTGCATGTTATACACGTCAGCGCCGCACTGCCAGTTGGACATGTCCACGCCCTGCATGTCCGCGTGGGCGGTCGCCGGGAGCAGCATCATGCACACGGCGGCGGCTAGTGCCGTGCCCTTGGCGAGCAGCCGCTTATACCACGGTTTCGGCTTGTCCTTGTTGTTGACCATGTTTTCTCCTCTCTGTGGGATGGATATTGTTTGTTTGTGGCCCACGGTCGTGGGTCAGGATTGTCGGGGCGCTATCGGCGCGGATTGGATGTCCTCGTTGAGAGCGGTTCCGTGCCCGTTGCCACCCAGGCTGTGGTAGCTGTCGTAGAGGCGTTGACTGCGTGATTTGAGGTCTTCGTCCGCCACTCCGTCGTGCTCGATGACCATTTCCCGGCGCAGGTCCTCCAACTGGCAGAGCAGGAGCTCGCGCAGGCCGTTGACCATGGCTTTGCCCCACCGCCACATCAGGCCCAAAACCGTGGCCACGCCGCCACAGATAAAAGGCACGAGCCAATCGACGATGTGAGCGAGCAAAGACATTGGAAAGCTCCTTTACGGTGGGAAAACCCACACGTTCGTCCCCGTTGGATAGGCCAACGGGCGTGTGGGTTTTCGGAGGTTGAAAATGCTGTTACGAGAGTTTTGGAACGGCCGGTTTTGGCCGTATTGCACGGCGAATCTGCGTGAGTCCACGTGTGTCGGCTATGAGTCGGCGTGGCGGTTGCACGTGGCCCCGAGGTTCGGCGCAATGCAGATGGAATCGATAAGCGTTGAATTGGTGGACAAGTGGCTCGCCGGGTTCGCCAGTTCGGGCGCGGCGCGCAAGGCATGGGCCGTACTACGCGCGATACTGAGGCGGGCTATCCGCTGGAATCTCTTGGACGTGGATATCACGAGGCGTGATATCCGACTGCCGGCCAAGCCGCATTACGAGCCGGTGATATTGGGCATCCGTCAGCAGCGATCGCTGTTGCAGGGCTTTTACGACCATCCGCTTGAGGCGTGGCTTATCTGCGCCGTCTCATGCGGCCTGCGCACCGAAGAGGGGTACGGTTTGGAGTGGAGTGACATTGATCTGCGCGCAGGCGTCCTGCATATCGAGCGCGGTTTGCAATGGGTGAGCGGCCATGAGGTCGTCGTGCCGCCTAAGACCGAATTGAGCCGTCGCACATTGCCGTTGCCGCGCTTCGCGATCAAGCGTCTGCGCGAGCTCAAGCCGCGCGAGGGAGGGCGACTCATCGGTGCGCTCACCCCGCCACAGGTGGCACGCCAGTACAAGGGCTGGTGCAAGCGGTATAGCCTGCCGCACGTGCCCGCACGCAACCTGCGCCACTCGTGGGCGACGAACACGTTGGCGGCGGGAGCCGATATCGCCATCGTGAGCAAAATGCTCGGACACAGCGATATCAAAACCACGGCCCGCTACTACCTCAAGCCGGATATCGCGGCGTTGAGGGACGCGCAACGCCTCTGGGAGAGAGCCTTGATAGCCTGAGGGGATTCCCTAACCCGAATGCCGTATATTCTGTGCGGAGGCCATACCGTCACCACGAATGATGACGGCACATTCTACATCAACGTCCAATCCCCAAACGGGAAGAAAGCCGATTACGCGGCCTACACGATTGGGCCGTTCGGCACTGGTTTCGGCCAGGCCGGCGAGTACACCGCACAACGTTGGGATACCAGCGACGTAAACCAGATACGCTTCCGCCTGTGGAACACCAAAGACAACCGCTGGTGCGGGAGGGTCGCGATATTCGGAAGCTGGATCGCAATCTGGAACAGGCAATAGTTTTCCCTAACCCAGCGTTCTACGATGTGGCGAGTACCTTACAGCAGAGACAGCATTTTGCTTACGCGCATCGGTGATATCTGTTTCATGGGTGGCAACGTAAAATTCAACAGTAGCGGGCAGAACAATTACACGAAGGCTCAGGATAAGCTCCCCGAAGGGTATCGACCCGTCACCGTCAATACGCCCGTGGCCGTTTTCGGTGGTGAAACGACATTCATCTGTTACGGCGAGGCCAATGGCACCGTCACGATGCTTGGCAATCCGAACAGCGCGTACGCGGGATGCACCGGCGTATGGAGGACCAGCGACCCAATGCCCGCCGCATAAGGTTTTCCCTAACCCAGCGTATCCGGTTCGACCGTTCCGGCACCACGAGCGTCGGGGATGAGATGTACCTTAACGGTGCGATACTGCCGGGCAGTCCCGCCATCGCGGTCATCAGCATCGTATGGTTCAACAAGGGCGAGTTCGGCACCCAGTCATGGACGCCGATTCTGCTTGCCCGCATGGTCGGCTGGAAGGTCACGGGAGCCGCAGTGCACGCTCCCTGTGCGGAAAACATCAATTATTCCGACCTCGGCGCCAACATGTTCACCGTCGGCACCACCGGTGAAATCAACTATCTGACGCCCGGAAATATGAATATCGGCGCGGGTTCGTGGCATCGCGGGTGTCTAATCGCGCCGGTCGTGCCGGCCTGATTACACGCCGTAGGAGAAGCTCAGCCCGAACGCGTTCGTGCCCTGCGTGCCGCCCTGATTGGCGTAGGTCATGGTTCCGTTCGCGTTTACGTTGATGGTCTTCTGGTTGGCCCCGTCGCGTCCGCCGTAGGAGAAGTTCAAGTCCATCGGGGGACGCCATCCTTCGGGCAGAGTGCCGAACGTGCCGCTGTTCCAGGAGCCGGAGGCCGACGTCTTCCAGTCGATTCGCAACGTCACCATCGGCCCGGACCTATAGCCCTTAACGGTGCCGTAATTGCCACTGATGAGGGTCGTGACATCGGTGTGGGTTAGGGAATCCCACACATCCTCCAAGGGCTGCATAACATTGACCAGCGTGTCAATCGATGTGATGGTGATGCCGTCGAGGTTGACGCGGCAGAGGGGCAGGTCGGAGACGATGGCCCCGCCGATGATGCTGCCGGTCTCGATGCCCGGATCCGCGGGCGTGGCCGCGCTGGGCTTGCCCTTGATGGCTTCGAGGGTGACCGTCTCCACGCCGGTGCCTGAGTTCAACGCGTACCGGGCCACGATGAGATCGCGTCGTTTTTGCCCTTGCGAGCCGGATTGGATGTTCACGTCGGTCGGTGCGGCGATGTAGATCTGCCGGCCCTCGACCACGAGGTCCCATGCTGGGATGGTGATGTTGTTCGCATCCTTCGCCGTCGGTTTCATCGTCCAATTCCGGGTTTTCAAAATGTATCCGCCTCGGCCGAGCATGGCGGCGTGCATGAGCGCGTCATGCTTCGATTCCACGTGCGGGTCGTCGCCGCCGTGCGAGCCGGTTACAAGCAGATTTGTTGCCATGATCACTTACCTTCCGCGTTGAGGGACTTGTTGAGCCAGAGGTCATAATCCTTGTCCTGATTTTCGGCCAACTGTAGGTACTGCTGGTAGTCGGATTCGCAAAAAAGGATTTTCCTCTGGTTGCCGTTGCGGTCGACGCGCGTGACCTCGTGCCAGTTGGGGCTGGCCGTCGCGTTGGGCAACACGTATTCTTTGTTGACGCACGAAGGCCGATCACAGGAGTAGAGGGTGATGTTTGGCTGTTTCGGCATGATGCTCCTTTAGTCTTGTTCATCGGGCCAACTGTATTGGCCGGCTTCGTATCGGATGGTTGGTGTGCCGTTGGCGAGTTTGACGGTGATGCGCACGATGGGGCTGTCCACGCTGACGCCGGTCAGCGCATCGTAGGCGCGCACATGGTCGTCGATATGCAGGCCAAGGTTCTCGGGGATCGTCAAATCGACGGTGCCCTGTTTCCACATGTCCTTGAGCTTGTCCCTGGTCTGGTCGGACAATTCGGCGCCTTCGGAGGATGTGAGCTCGTAGATCTGAGCTATCTCCCGGTCGCCGGTCAGAGTCTGGGTCTGGGAGATGTTGCCGGACGCATCCGCATACCAGTCGCTGCGCGCCCTGTTGCGCAGCTGGCCTTTGCCTAGGCCCGTGAGGTGGTTGACTTGGGTCCAGATGCGTTGCGCCTCGAAACTGATGCGCTGGTCGCTGTCCGCGTCGCCGTACGTGTCGGCGGCGACCGCGCGAATCCGGCAGCGTCCAGCGGTGTAGGTCAGGTCGAGTCTGGCTCCCTGCGCGGTGAGCATCATGCGCAACCCGTCCCACGCGGTAATGTACCGGCGGAACGAATAGTTGCTGAGGGTGATGCCGCTCGTTTCCGAGGGCACGTCGAACACCGTGGACAGTCCGATCCGGCTGATTACCGTACGGATGATGCTGTTGGCGTCGCCGGAGACCGTGAGCCGGTCGGCGCCGGAGTCGGGTTGGATGATCTTGCCCGCAAGCAAACCGTGCCATGTGCGGCCGGTGAGCGTATACAGGGCATGCCCGTCATCCACAGTGATACGCACCGCGTCGACGCGGCCTCCGAACTCGGTGCCCTCCGCCCCGATGTAGCAGCCGTCGGAGAGCAGCAGTCCGGTGGTGGAGTGAGTGAGTTCGAAATCATTCTGCTCGTCGCCGTACTGCAGGTCGAGTGCGGGGGAGACGAGTTCGCCCTGCGGCACGTGAGCGGTATTGGTCCAGATCAGGTCCATGGCAGTCCCGTCTGCTCCAACCAGTACTCCACGTCGAAGCCGAACGATTCATCCCATGAGACCTGCTGCAGTCCCGGCGGGAGGGTGGCGAACGCGTATTCGTTGGAGGCCTGGTCGCGATGCGTTTTGTCGAACACGTTGGTGATGTCGCCGTTGGCGGCGACCATCACGGCCGTGCGTGGTGAGCCGGTGCCGTCGATGATGAGGTAGCCGCCGGATGGGACGCTCACGTCGGCTATCACCTTGTTGCCGCCGATGATGATGCTCGGCGTAGAGACCGGCCCGTAAATGGTGAGCCTCATCCGCGAGGGCAAGGCGGATTGGTTGTCGATGCTGCTGACGTTGCGGGTCGGCGCGTAATCGTAGCGATAGTCGTAGGGATAGTCCTTGCCTCTGTTGTAGCGGGCCGTCGACCGGCTGAAGCTCTGCCTGACCGGTTTGTGCCACACCCCGTCAAGCAAGGCGACCGTGAAATCGCCGCGCACGAGCAGGGGTGACGTGTAGTCAGGTTCGTGGCCGACCACGAGGCAGGTCTGTGACCATCCGTCCACCGTGATGACGCCGGGTTTCGCGGCATCGTTGAGGTAGGCGTACATGTCCGCGTCGAACAGTTCCTCGGCCTTTTCGAGCGCCGGGATACCGTAGACGAGTCCGGTGACCTTGACGGTCTTCGCGGGCCGCGTGGCCCGCAATGACCGGTAGCCGAGCTCGAACTCCCACGTGCGGGTGCGTAGCTCCAGGATCTGTCCGCACATGATTCCCTCCGGGTCGGCGAGATCAATCACGGTTCCGGCGCGGTTTGACGTGTAGGTGAGCGTGTGCATCATGTGCGCAAAGCCTCCTTGGTGAGCCGCTGTAAGTCGCGTTTGCCGAGTTGCGGGGCATACGCGCTGATGATTGGGCCGATCTGCTCGCGGAAGGAACGTATCTCCTCGATGACGCCGCTCACGTCGATATCCCGGCCGGAGAACGATTCCTTGGGTATCTGCCGGCGGTTCATGGCCGCGTATGTGTCGGCGCCATAATATGCGACGGATTTCACATTGGACACGAATTCGCCGCTCTTGACTCGCGCGTTCGCCAACGTGATGTTGTCGCCGCCCGTAGTGGTGGCCTTGCCTGGCAGGAGGCCCTCGATGACGCGGCCGCCAGTGGCGTAGCCGCGCATCGAAACCCCATAACCGGTGAACAGGCCGCCGGTCTTGGAGGGCGGGCGAACGCCCACGCTGTCATCCGGCACGTCGTTTTTCATATAGTTATCAATGAAGTTGCGGACGATGTTCGTGGTGACCGTGACCTCCCTCGGGGTTTCCAAGGGTTCGTTGTTCACATCGCGGATCGCTTGCAAAGCCTGACCGTTCTTGCCATAGATGTAGCCGGTCTTGGGATCTATCTGCCAGCCGTTCGCTTCGACCATTTTGTCGAACAGGGGCGTGTTGTTGCCCTTGAGAACGCCGGTCTTGTCGTCGATTTTTGCGCCGCCGGCGATTGCCATGGCGACGTCGAACTGGCTCTTATCCAAGTCCAGGTAGCCGGTCTTGGGGTCGATCTTCGCGTTGGTGGCGTCGGCGATCTTCTGCATCAGGTCGGTGTCGTCACCGGTCAATCGCACGGTTTTGTCGTCGATTTTCTCGGCCTTGACCTTCACCTTGTCCAGCACGTCGCTGGCCTCGTCCGTGATCGTAATCCTCACGTCAACAGGGTTAGCGGCCTCGCTGTTCATGGATTCGATGCTCTGACGCAGATTGTCGGCCTCGCTGCGGGCCAAACCGTAACGGTCTGCCTGAGCTGCGGCCGCGTCGGCGCTCATGCCGGCTGCGGTCGCGTTGTCGATGTACGCCTGACGTGCCCGTTCGAGGATATCGCCCGCCTGCTGGGTAGCAGCAGCGGCATCGCCATGGGCCTGACCCTCCTCGATGATCTTCTGCGCCGTGCTCTGCGCGGTGGACGCAAGCCCCTGCAGAGCGGACTGGCTGTCATACGCCTGAGACTCATAGCCCGCCAAAGCGTTGCCGTTGTCATCGAGCACTCGTCCGTTCTTCGCGATGCTCTCGTTAAGGTCGAGTATGCCCTGATTGAATTGGGTGACGGCCTGATCCGCGGACAACTGCACTCCCGGCAGGTTGAGGAAGCCTTTCACCAGATCGTCAATGGCGTCGGAGAGGTCTTTGGTGCCTGTGGTGGCATTGTCGGTGCTGTCGGCGTAGTTGTTGGTGCCTTCGGCGGCCGTGTCTCCGCTGGCTCCCGCCTTGGCGACTTCCTCATTGGTTTTGCTGACCTGTTCCTTGGCTTTGCTGACCTGGTCGGAGAGCTTGTTGTAACTGTCTCGGATACTGTCTGTCTCCATGATGGACATGCTGTTTTCGGCGTTTTTCAGCTGTTTGTTGAACAGTTTTTGCGCTTCCTTGGACCCGTTGACGGCCTTTGCGAACGTGCTGTATTCGATGCCGGCTTTGTCGAGTGCTTCTCCAAGGGAACCTAAGCCGGTGGCGAACTTGTCTCCGAAGTCCCATGTTTTGTCCTCGCCGCTGGCGATTTTCTTGATGAGTGTTTCGACGGAGCTGCCGGACTGGTTGATTGCGTCGGAGAATTCGCTGATGTTGGCTTTCGCGTCCTGCGCGGATTTGGCGAAGCCCACAAGCAGCGCGCCCGCGACCGTCAAGGCGATGCCCCATGGGCCGCCCAAGGCGGCGAACAGTCCGCTGCCGATGCTTTTGAAACCGGCCATAACGCCTTGAGAACGACTGATAGTGGTGCCAAACGTGTTTATCTGAGATTCTGCACTGCCGAAAGTTGCGCCCCATGTCTGGAACGCTGACGCGATTCCGGAGCCGAGGCCTATGAGCCTTTGCCCTGGGTCGGCAATCAATCCGAGGGTTTGCGCAAGCTGGCTGCTGCTAGAGTTCAGCGGCCCCATCGCTTTGTGGACTGCGACACTGCCTCCAACCAGAGCCGCCATCAGCACTATGGACTGCTGTACGGGCGCAGGCAATGACGCGAAACCGTCAACAAGGGTGTCGAGTGTCTGCACGAGGGAGCGCAATGGTCCCTGACCTCCCTCGCCCAAAGAGATCATGAGGGATTCGAAAGAGCCGCTCAGATTCTCCAGATCGCCTTTCAGGTTGTCGTTCTTCTTGGCGGCGAGGTCCGCGGCGTAGCCGGATTGGCTGACGGCTTTCGTCCAGTCGTCGATGCCTTCCGCGCCCTGCTCGTAGAGCACGTTCGCGGCTCGCACCGCGTCGGCTCCGAAGATGGTGTTGAGCGCGGCATTGCGTTCCTGTTGACTCAGGCCGCTCAAACCGTTCTGCAATTGGCCTGCGGCACCGGCAAGGCCGATGAACTTGCCATTGGCGTCGTACACGTTGATGCCGAGCTCGTCCATGAGGGTCTGCGCCTTGTCGGTGGGGCTGGCCAGTCGTTGGAGCATGGTCTTGAGGCTGGTGCCCGCGTCACTGCCTATCATGCCGGCGTTGGCGAACGCGGCGAGCGTGCCGGTGGTCTCCTGCATGCTGACGCCCATGCTGTTGGCCACCAGACCCGCCTGATTCAATGCGAGGCCGAGGTCATGGGCGGAACCGACGGCCTTGCCTGCGCCGGCCGCCAGCGCGTCGGCCACCTGAGTGGATTCGGCGCCCGTCAGGTTGAACTGTTTGAGGGTGGTGGCCATGAGTTCGGCGGCGTCGCCTACGGCCATGCCGTCGGACGCTGCGAGGTTCAATGCGCCGCTCAAACCGCCGGAGAGAATATCCGAGGTCGATAGGCCGGCTTTGCCGAGTTCGTTGATGGCGTCGGCGGATTCGGTGGCCGAGTATATGGTGTCGGCGCCGGCGTCGATGGCGGCCTGACGGAGCTGATTCATCTCATCTGCGCTGGCTCCGGTGTTGGCCTGCACCGTCGACATGCTGGCGTCGAAGTCCGCCGCCATCCTGACAGCGGCCACGCCCAGCGCGGTGGCGGCGACACCGGCCGCCGCGATGCCGGTGGTGATGAGCTTCGATTTGCCTCCGGCGGCTTCCATGGTGGTCGCGGTCTTCTGGCTTTCGCCGGACACTTTGGCCATGCCGGCGGTGAAATTGCTGGTGTCCGCGAGCAGGCGGACGGTGATGTTGCGGTTCAGGCCACCGGCCATGGCATATCCTCCTGTCGGATCATCGTGGGTTGATGCCCACGGTCAGTGAGTCAAGTTTCGTGGCGGATTCCGCGGAATGGTCCTTGCGGTATTCTTCGAGCCCGATGCGGCGCATCAGGTCGATCTGACAGACGCCGACCTCGCTCGCGTATTTGGTGGGGGCCAGCTCGTCGTGGCATATGCTGACGGGCATCCCGCAGCGCGGACACAGCGTGCGCTCGTATTCGTCGAGTGCGAGCATCCATTCGCGTTCGGTCGCATCCCATTCGGTTTCCGGCGTGTAGCCGGTGATGCGCCTATGCCCGTCCCTTTCCACCCGATACGACGGTTCCCAGCCGAGCCAACGCTTGTAGCTGATGCCGAGCTTCTGGCAGATTCGCAGTTCCCTTACTGTCTGCGGATTATCCGCGAGGCTGATTCGAGTGCGTCTTTTGGGTCGATGAGCTTCGCATTCAGGTCACGGATCGCGTACCAGATGGGGCTGATCTGGCCGTCGGACAGTTCGGTCATGACGTTGGCCAGCTCTTCCACGGGGGTTTCCGGCACGGTCTTCCTGACCATGAGTCTGACGGCGTCGGCGCAGATGTCCTCGATGTGTTGTTTCGGTACGCCGTTCTCGGTGACGGTGTTCGCCTCGAGTACCTGACGCCACTGGGAGAGCGGCAGCGCCTCCAGGGTGATGCGGACGGTGTCGTCCTTCACCTCGTCGCGCAGCCTGTCGATTTGTTCGGCGATGCGTTTGGCGGCGGCGTTGCCGCCCTCGGTCACATGCTGCGCCATGGCGCGTTCCAGGTCTGCTCCCAATGCGGCGACCTGTTCGGCCTTCTCCTGATCCAATATGAGGTCGACGTCCACGCGCTTGCGCTTCACTTCCAAAGCCATGATTATCCCTTTCTGAAAGTCTGAAAACCTTTCTGAGAGAGAGAAGAGAGAATGCCTGTGCGGGGCCAGAAAGGCTTAGAATCCCCGCACGGAAGAACTTGTCAGGCTGCGGCCAGCACGGCGGTCTCGGACTCCCAGCCGGGAGCCTGAGCGAACAGCGGGATCTGACTGCGGATCATGGTGTTCGCATCCGGGTTGATGACCTTCTTTTCGCCGCACTTCACGCTCACGACGGTGAGCTTCTGGCCGGAGGCCAATGGCGCGTCGGTGGCCATGCCGCGGCGACGCACGATATAGCCGGACGCGCCCTCGTGCATGAGGGTGACGGCCTCGTTCTGTTCCTCGTGCTCCGTGTTCGTGTTGTCGATGACCTCGATGCTGATGTCGCCGGCGCTCTTGCGGCCGGGGGCCCCGAAGTCCTGCACGGTGTTCTCGCGCTGGTCGGACACGGTGTCCTGCGACGGGTCGAAGCTCCAGCCGCCAAGCATGACGTAGTTCGAGATGTCGGTGCCGGCCTCGAGCTCGATGATGGTCGGGGCCTTGATGTTCTTGATCTCCGGCACCCAGATGGTGGTGATGTTGCCCTCGGCACTGGTGCCGGGAATCTCTGTACCCAGTTTCAGGGTCATGATGCGCTCCTTAAAGCAAAAAGCCACCCCCCGTATGGGGTGGCGTTGAAGGCTTTTGGTAAATGATTGGTTGATTACGGTCGGCTCCACGTGAATCGGAACCGGAGGACGCGCACCTGGTAGCGGCGCGCGGTGTCGTCGGCGGTCAGACCGGCCGCGTATGCGCCGGAATCCTCGTACAGGGTGAGCTGGCCGACCGTGTAGCCCGGCGGCCGGGTGGGGGAGCGGTTCGCCAACGCGGGAATCAGCATGTCGTCACACCAGATGTTCACACTGTCGGCGGTGGTGCTGACGGCGCGAACCTCCAACAGGGCGGAGTGGGCGGTGAACCGCATCGTCTCCGCCGCCACATGACGGTCGGTGGAGACGCGCGCGATGATCCACGGCGGCATCTCCGACTCCAATGGCTCCTCCTGCCTGTACACCTTCACGCCGGACGGCATGGAGGGCAGCAGACCGAGAACCGCATTGGTCAGGTCCATGACGCTCATAATCCGATGGCTCCTATCAGCATGTCGTCGGCGGCGTCGGCCACGTATTCGGCGAGCGGGGGAAGCTCCGTCTCCGCATGCTCGTAAAAAGCGTGGGTTCCGCCGCCTTTCGCGGTGCCGAAGAACGCGATGTTGGCCAAGTCGGAGGCCCCGCCGTCGCGGGGGCTCACGTCCGCGTACACAGTGGTGCCGGTACTGCCCAGCTCGTAGGCGACCTGCACCTTGCGGATGCCGGCGTTGCCGGAACCGGCAACGTCCTCCTGAATGGACTCCTTGACGTTCTGCGCGCCCTTCTTCACCGCCTTCGCGACCGCTATGGAGGCTTTGGCGTGGGCGGAGGCGACCCTGCGGCCGAACGCGGTCAGCTCCGAAGCGTCTATGGTGATGTCACTCATTGCTGTTGCCCACCTCCTTCACATTCCACCGGCATGCGGTGGAGTGTGTCTTCTCGGACTGCATGTTCAACAACCGGAGCCTCCTGCCCTTGAGATTCGGGTCATCGGCCTCGGTTATCTCGCACACGTCACCCGGCAATAAACCCATGGTGCCGTAGGGGAAATGCACGTACATGCTCCACACGGGAGTGACGGCACCCAACGCTTCGACGATGCCACCCTCCGTGTTCTCGGCAGCCAGACCGCCCGAGGTCTGCACCTTGCACTTGCCCTCATACACGGTGTTCGCAGCCGGTCCCACCAGTCCCGTTTCGGGGTCGGTGACCGGTTTGCCCATATGGGTGACGCGGCACTGGTCGGTCATCAACGATTCGGCGAGCTGTCGGCCTCGGTTGAGGATATGCTGCACGTTCATCGGAACACCCCTATGGCGATGCCTCGCATGCCGAACCTGTTGCGGAGGGCTCGTTTCGTGCCCTCCGGCAGTTCGAGTGCGTCGATGATCTCGGAGTCGCCCTGACGGTAGCCGATCTGCACGTCGTCGATTCGCGCGTACGATTCGTCGCGGTGAGCGCCGGGGCCGCCGTTCGACTGCTGGACGAGTCCGGCTGCGACCATGCTGCACACGAGGCGCACGATGTCCGGGGGAACCGGGTCATAGCCGGCGAGCATGGTGACGGTGACGGAACAGGGGACCATGTTCGGCAGGCTCCACAGGCTTTCCCTGTACAGGGCGTTGCCGAGCAGCTTCCAATCACCGGTCTGCTCGCCGTCCATGAGCACGCGGCTCACGGAAATCACGGGGCGCATGGGCAGGTCGAGCCTGCGTGAGGTTTCGCCGGGGATGGTCACCGTGTATTCGCCGCGTGTGATGGGGCAGCCGGCGGCGTCGCGCACCGCTGCGGAAACCGATTCGAGCAGCTTGCCCGCGAGCTTTTCGTCCGCGTATTCGATGCCGTATGAATCAAGGTCCTTGACCGTTGCCAGCGTGTCCATGAGTCACCCCCTATGCGGTTATTCGGCTTCGCCCACGTAGGGCATGGCCTCATAGCTGCCGGCCATCACTTGCCCACCTTGAAGTGTACGGTGGCCAGCGCTTCGGGGCGCACGACCTTCGCGCCGTACAGGTGCAGCCCCTTGACGATGTCGTCGAAGCCCTTCTCCTTGCGGGTGGCCTCGACCTTGGCGATCTGCTCCGCGAACGTGGTGGCCGCGTTGGTGCCGGCGATGATGACGTTGCCCTCATCGGTCTGAGCCGAGGCAGAGCCGCCCTTGGCTGCGGGAGCGTTGTTGGACTTGAGGATGGTCATGCCCGCGGCCTCACCGACCACGCCGTTGAGCAGCGTGGAATGAGCGGACTCGGCGCCAGCGACGAAACGGCTGTCCTTGCGCAGCAGACCGTAGAAGTCCGGGGTGACGATGACCCAACGGCCCGCGTCTGGCACGCTCTGCTTATCCAATGCGGTGGCCAGATCCACGATGGTGTCGTACGCCTTGGTGGCGGTGGCGCCGGAAATCGGGTCGAGCTTGCTCTTCGCGCCTGCTGCCATCAGACCGGCCAGGTACTGGTCGGTCAGGTCGCGCAGCTTGTAGGCGGCGTCCCGGGAATATGCGGCGGTCAGGTTGTTCATGGCCTGGCGCTTCTCCACGTCGTCGATTTCGAACGCGAAGTACTTGCTCTGGTTGATGACGAGTTCGCCGGCGTCCTTGTCGGTGGCCGATTCGATGGTGATGTCGGTGTGGGCCGTGTAGTCGCCGATGCTGATGTGCGCGATGCCGGTGATGTGCACGGTGTCGCCGTAGTTGGCGATGTCGCCCTCGTAGTCGCGGTTCACTGCGGAACCGTAGACGAGGTTCTTCTGGAGTTCCAGCAGGATGTTGGCGCTCCACAGTTCGGGAATGAAATTGGTGATGGCCATTTAAGGCCTCCTTCCGTTAGTTGGCTCCGAGCAGGTCCTTCAGTCGCCCGTCCTGTTGGGCTTTGACGATTTCTGCGGGGCTCATGGTTTTCAGGTCGTCTCGGGTGAGCTGACCCTGATGGCGGTCGCCGTCCCGTGTTCCGCTGGGCGGCGTGATGTTCGCACCCGAGGGTGCTTGCTCGGCTTTCCCGAGATAAGGTTTCTGTTCCAGCAGTTCGCCGATCGAATTGGCGATGGCCTGGCTGTCCACGCCGCCGTCAGCCGTGACGGTGAACTTGGACAGGTCGAGGTAGCGCAGGGCGTCGGCCGGGTCGGTGAGCTTGCCGCTGGCTGCGGCGCGGACTTCGGCCTTGAGGATGCGCTGGTTGGCGGCGGCAAGGGCCTCGTCCTTGACGGTCTGCTCCTTCCGGGCGGCCTCGTATTCGGCCTCCTTGCCCTGCAGGGCGGCGATCTGTTTTTCGAGTTCGTCTACCTTGTCGGCCTTGGCGTAGGCTTCGTTCAGTTTCTTTTCGAGGTCGCGGTTGACTTTCCGCTGGCCCTCGAACTTCGACTGCCAATCCTCGCCGCCGGTGTTCTCCGGCTTCTTGGCCTCGTTGTCGTCCGAATTCTGGTTCTGGTTTGCGGGATCCATGTTCTTCCTTTCGATTCGCTGGATCATTGCTGGAAAATCTGGCTGCCGGAGGTGACCCATCGGCGGTATTCGCGTTCGCACTGGGCCGCGATTTCGGGGGTGAGGGGCATGCGGCCATCGTTGGGGTTGCGGCCCTCCAATACGGCCTCGTAGCGGAGCTTCGCGGTCTGAACGCGCTTCTCGGCGGCGATCAATAGTTCGACGCGCCCCTGCCGGTACGTGTTGTCGTGCAGCCACATGCTTTTGCGGATCTCGGGCACCTTGCCGCGCCAGTCGTTGTCCACGAAATATCCGTTGGCCTTCAACGCGGCTATGGTCTTCTCCCGGTCGCCTCCGGTCAGCGAGTAGATGCCGTCGATGGACAGGCGGCGTTTCATCCTCCGGCCGGACTGCTGGGCGTATTGCATGCTGGCCCACCCGTATCGTGTGGTGCCCTCGCTGGTGGTCAGCGCCGTATAGCCTTTGCCCACCCTTTGCATGCCGCGTTTCGAGTTGACGACCTGGTAGATGTCGGCGCCATCGCGGATGGCCTGCGCGTAATTCGCGCCGAAGCGCTTGTCCTGCTCCTCATGGGAGAGGCTTTTGAAACCCTCCATAGGGTCGCTGATCCACCCCTGCTGTTTGGCCATGCTCTGGCTGCAGGGCACGTGGCGGCCGTGGCAGTGGGGGTGGCGCAGGAAGCCCTCGTTGAAGTGGAACCATTTGCCGGCCAATATCATGCACCTGTCGCAGCAGGTTGCGGATTCGACGCGGATGTAGCCGACCTTGGGACGGCTGGTGATGTCCAGTGACTCCGCCTGGCGGGCGGTGTCCATGACGGCCAGAGAGGTGAGCATTACCAGCAGGTTGCGTCCGTATTCCAACGCCTCCAATGAGGAGCTGCCGGTGCGTATCGCGTGCAGGGCGGCGAACACGGGGGATTGGAAGTAGGATGCGATGTCGAGGCCGGACGGTGCCCAACCGGCGAATGCGTTCGGGTTGGCCAAGGCGTGTGGCGTGATGTAGACGCCCTGTTCGGCGAGCATCATGCCGCTCGCGTCGATGGCCGTTTCGGCGGACTTGGTTTGGATCGTGGAGAACAGGGTGAGGAAGTCGCGGCTTATCGACTTCCATGATGCCTGGATGTTATTGGCGTCGACCCTGTTCCATGTTCTGCGTGCGGCCCTGTCCGCCGTCAGCTCCAGCGTCGCCAGCCGTTTCTGGCTGTAGGCCAGCACCTGCGATTCGACCGCCATCAGCGCCTCCGATCTGCAGGGCACGGTTCAACGATTCGAGTTCGGGGTCGGCCATCTCGTCGGCGCGCATGCGCATGATGCGCTGCACCTCGTCCGAGCTTTGCCCCATCTGCTCCGCGACCCATTGGATCGGGAAGCCGAGCTGCTTGTATTTGAGCATCGCGTCCGCCATCAGGGTTTCGCTGCGATACTGCGGGGTCGCGAACTGCACCTTGGAGTCGGCGATGATGTCCGCCTCAGCCACGTCGTTCTCGTAGCGCATGGCGATGCTGCAGATGTCGCGGATGGGGGATTTCAGGAAGCTGATGCGTTCGATGGTCTTGGATACGAGGCCGGCTTCGGCGACCTCGTAGCCGGTGGCCGGAACCTCCGCGTTCGTCAGCAGGTAATGGCCGGGGGTGCGTGTTTCGGCGGCGATATGCTCCACCGCTTTTTCGATGACCGGGATGAACACGTTCAGGTTCGAGCTTGACCATTCGCCCAGGTTCACGTTGTCGCCGGTGAACTGGTAGATGCGCTCCAGCACCTGCTTGTCGAGTTCGATGGGCTTCTCGCCGACCTGCTGTCCCTCCTCGTTGTAGACGGGCTCGACGAGCGGGTCTCCGCCGAGGATGACTCGTGCCGGCAGTGAGGCGTAGTCCAATGCGTTCAGCAGGTAGGCCCATACGACGTTGACCGTGTCCTGCATCGATTCGACGTGCGCGATGTCGCTGATCGGCGCATTGTCCAATAGCATCTGGTTGCGGAACTCGCGCAGGGGGATCGTGTCCAGACCGGTGGGCTGAGGGTCATTCATCTTCCAGCCGTACACGTCGGGCGGCACGCGCTGGTCGGTCAGATCGAGCATCTTCTTGCGTTCCATGCTGACCGTCCAGCCGGGCAGCATGAGGGTGCCGTACTCCTTGTCGTCGCCCTGCTGGATGAGGAACCCGGCTGACGGCTGGCCGGTGCGCGCATCGTAGATGACTGCGGCGCTGTCCGGGTGCTCGAACGTGATGCGGGCCCTACCGTCGACCTGCGTGACCAAAGCGAACGCGCGGCCCGTGGTGGTCATCATCAGCGCGGCTTCCTGAAGTCCGCGTTCGAAGTCGTTGCGGTCGAGGCATTTCATGATGCCGGTGCCGAGCTTCACGTCATCATAAGGGACGAAGCCCTTGAACTTGATGCGTTCCACTGGGGCCTGCGCCACGGGGAGGCACCAGTTGTCGGAGAAGTCGGAGAACCGGTCGCTCATGTAGCGCTTGAATTCCTTGGACGCGAACTTGAGCTTGCCGCGTTTGCCCAAGACGTAATCGGTGTGGGTGCCGATGCTGGGTCGACGGAACTGGATCTTATCGGCCAGTCGGTTCGCCAATGAGGACAGTTCCTGCTGGCTGTAGTCCATCAGTACCTCCTTCTGGTCGATGATCCGGTAAGCATGTAATTGTGTTTGCGAGCGCCCCAGCCGGCGGCTCGCGCGTCGCATGCGGCTTCGTGGGCGAGCACGCTGGTCACGGCGGCGTCTATTTTCCTGTTCTGTTGGGGTTTCGCCAGTCCGTAGCGTTCCAGGGTCTTGGCGACCTTTCGCGCGTTCATCATGTGGGTGCGGGTGATGGGGCAGCCGTCCTGTGTGATGCGATGTGTGGTCAGGTCGGCTTCGAATCGGCGCAATGCCTCGTAGACGGCTCCGATGCGGGAGCTGCCCGACATGCTCCATGGCATGAATTTCTTCGGCCCGTAGGCGCGATCCCATGCTTCTATCTCCGATTCCCATGACAGTTCGTCGCGGAAGCCGGGGTCGCAGTAGGCGCGTTCGATTTTGTAGCGGTCGTTGAGTTCCGCCCATGCTGCGGATACCTCGGCGCGGGGGATGCGCCCGCCCCACTGCTTCGGGTTCCAGATGGTCGCACGCCGGTCGGGCCCGTATCGGGGAGTGAATATCAGCCCGTCGAGGGTCTCCATCTTGATGCATGTCCAGTCGTCGTTCTCCGAACCGTCGAAGCCCGCGCATACGCGCGTGCCTTTTGGCGGGTTCGGCAACCAGAGTTCATGCGCCGGCATAGCAGCTCTCCCACAGTCCGTCTTCGAGCCATGCGCCGCCGCCCTGCACCAGACGGTTCCCGAAGAACCGTTCCGCTTGGGTAGGGTCGGTCTTCATCAGCGCCTTGGCTTCCGATTCGATGGAATTAAGGTCGACCCACGGGGAGCCGCGATACACGTATTCGAGCATCTTCAAGCGTTCGGATTTCAGATTGAAGTCCAACGGCCGGCCGTCGCGGTGACGCAATGATTTCGCGAGATCGGGGTTCCGGTAGAACACGAACACGTCGTCCTCGGCGTTCTCGAACACCTGCTGCGCGTAACTGTCCTCGCCCGGATCCCATGCGTTCGTCCACGCATGTGTGCGGCCGCCCATGCCGGCGGCTCCTCGGCGCTGCGTGGTGGCGACCGCTATCATGCCGTTCGATTTCGTGTACAGGCCGGCCTCGTCCTGTTCGGCGTCCGTGATCGGATTGCCCAGACGGGATTTCGCCGAGGCGGTGACCACGTCGATGCGGTCCAGGTCCAAGGCGTCGGCCTCGCCTTCGCGCCCCGGCTGCAATATGCGGATGAAGGTGTCCCTCACGCGCATGAGCTCCTTGAGCGGGCCCAGCAGGATCGTCGCCACGAGAGGACGGTAGATGTTGCGTACCTGTTCCTCGGAGTTGGCAGTCAGCTGGATGAGCGGCGACGGATGTCGACGGCCTTTCGGCTCGCCCGGATTGTACGGCCACTCCCAGCCGCACGGACAACCGTTGTCAGCGCAACGGTACATGTCGCCTTCTCGCGCCCAGCCATCGAAGATGGTGGGCCCGCAGCCCTCGGCGGCGGTGAAGAACGCCGTGCATGGCCCCTTGCCCCATTTCTGCGGTCCGACGGTCAGCGTCATGCGGTATTCGAATGCCTGGTTGAGTACCATCGGGTTGTCGACGGTGACTTCCTCGGGCGGCACATATGGGGCGTCCTCGCGGATGCGCCAACGGTTCGCCGCCAACCAGTACTGCCAGTCGGACAGCACCACTGGACGGCCTCGCAACGGGCCGTCGGGCTGCCGGCAGTGACGTTCGATCCATGCGCACACCAGATGCCCCAACGTGGGGAAGTCGATGAGCCATGAATCCTCGTCAGCCATTGCCGCTCATCCGACGCTGGTACACATGCTTCGTCTCGTCCATGGGAGAGCGTTCGGCGGCTGATTCCTGGTTCAGCTCCTTGGCCCTGCGGCGCGTGAACTCCGAATCGACTGGCTTCCGCTCGGCCTCCGCTTCGATTTTCCAGCCTAATGCCTGCAATCCGGCGGCGCTCATGCCGACGCGGTCGGAGATGCGCAGCAGCACGGTCAACGCCGTGGGTGCCGGCGCGATCTCGCATGCGGTGGAAAGCCGCGCGTACAACGCCAGTTCGTGAATCATCCACTTGAACTGGGGCAGATGCCAGGCGCGTGCCTGAGGCAGCTTCCACAGCCACTTCCACTTCTCCGCCTCAAGTTTGCGGACGCGCTCGTCATCGGCGGGCTCCAAGGGCCATTCCGGCGGCTTCATCCGGCACTCGGTGTTCGGCAGGCTCTGCAATGTGTATCCGAGTCTGCGGCTCTTCTCGCTGTTCGGGTCCTTGGCCGGCCCGGAGCGTACTCGTTTGCCTCCACTTGGCATGATGTTCACCTCTCGTCATGGCCTTGCGCCCTAGCGACAGATCGACGAGACCGCCCTCGCGGCGGCCCGCCAGCGATGTTTGAACCCTGCGCACCCGACAGACAGCTCACCGGCGGTCAGGCAGGGGTGGTCGATACCCCACCCCCCTGGGTGTTGCCGGTCGTTTTTGCGGGGATGTGCGGCTGCTGATTGTTTTTTACTGTTTGGTATTGAAGCCTGCTGGTCTTGTTCTGCCGGTTTTCACGTCGTGGCATTGTTTGCACAATCCTCGTCCGAACTTCGGGTCGTTCGGATTGAGTCGCATGTCTATGAGTTCGATTCGCTCGTATGGATAATGATCCGCGATTGTGCTTGGTTTTCCGCAGAGCCCCTTGTGTTTGCCGCAGCCTCCGTGCTCGGGGTCGCCGGGGCATGTGCAGTATGGGTCTCGTGCGAGCACCTGCCTGCGAAACGATTGATGTCCCTTGGTGTTGTATGGGTTGCGTCCACGGGTACGGGTGCGGTCCCGTTGGGCTCGGGTGCAGGCGTCGCATTTGCGTGCCGGTGTCTCGATGAGGTTCGGACATCCGGGTGCCGAGCAGACTCGCCAGCTCATGTGTGCCTCGCAGTCATTGTGTCCGTTGGCGTGTCTTGGTGTCCTCGGCTTGCATATCTATAGTTATTGTGTTACTATAGATATGTCAGCCAAGGAAAGGAGGTGAACATGGAACAGATCGCGGAGCTGCTCAAGGCCATCGGGGAGTTCCTCTCCGGATTGGGTGCGGCACTCGCACCCATCGCCGCCGTGGCCGTCGCATTGATTGCGAAGAGCAAGCCGCGAAAGCCGCTGAACAGACGGCGCAAGCGGTAACAAGAGCCGTGGATTCCGGATAATCGTACTATCCAGAGCCACGGCTCCACTCCCAACTATTCCATGGAACATCATGAACGGCAAGATAGGAATCATCGCACTCATGTTCGGAGTCGTCAGCCTCGCGCTGGCCATCGCATCCCAGAGCGTACCGGCAGGTGTGTTCGGAATGTGCTCGGGCGTGCTGGGTTATCTGGCAGGAAGGGCAAGCAATGGCGACTGAATATCTCGGCGTCAAACAGGTCGCAGAACGCCTTGGCATCACCAGTGGCGGCTTGCTCAACCTCAAGCTCCCTGAGCCCGACGCCACGATAGGGCGCACGCGCGGCTGGTTGCCTGAGACCATCGATGAATGGAACGCTCAACGTCCGGGACGTGGTGTCGGAGGGGGGAGACCACGCAAAAACAAAGCATAGATACGCGAAAACCCAGCCACATGAGCTGGGTTTTTCGATACTAATCCACTGACATTATGCGGTCACAGTCAGCTC